AATTGTATTATCTCGCGTTGATGCACTGTTAGTAACTTTTACAAACGTCTGGTTGGCTGTTCCACCTGATGAATATGAGGTAAAAGCGGTGCTATTCTCATCTTTCAATTCAAACGTGTTTGTTGTCTTACTTGCAACCTCAAATCGGCGGCCATTCAGCTCAGTCATGCCGACAATACTGGCAATGTGAACTTCATCACCATCAGCAAATCCATGAGATGAAGCAGTAATGACACACGGATTTGCAGCTGTCGCCCCACTAATTGTCTTACTAGTCGTGTTCAAACCTATCAAGCTTTCCTCTGCAGTTTCGTCAGCAACTGCAGTTACAAGGTACGTATCAGTTTCTGAACCTGTAGTATTGACAGTGACGCTCATCCCTGTCGGATACGTCTGATCAGGTTCAAAGTCAATAGCAGATAACGTCCAATTTGCCGCACCAGTACGCACTAGCGTGCGAGGCTTATACGATGTATGAGTTAGGTACAGAGTATCATTGGACTGTCTAAATTTCAGCTTGGCTAAATTAGCCGTTATATAAGGCGAAACAATAGTGTGAACAACTGCTGCTGTCCCAGCTGATGAATAAGCTGTGAAGCCTAATCCATTAACATCGGTATCGTCAATATCAGTTAATTCGTATGTATTGGTAGTTTTATCAGCAACTTTATAAAACTTTCCGTTCAGCTCAGTCATGCCGACAACACCTGTAATGTAGATTTCTTCCCCGTTGGTATAGCCATGACTGGATGTAGTGATGACAACTGGGTTTGCTGCTGTAGCACCAGTAATTGTAGTCGTAGACTCAAGGACGGCCCCACCGTCACTATAAAATCTTATGTATAAATTGCCAAATTCAAGAATATAGGCTTGCTCCTCGTTGAATTCAAAAGGTATGATTCGAGTAACTGCCGTGCTATCTTTAACTTCTTTTGCGTAGATGAAGCCTGCTCTATTCGATGTGCCGCCTTCAGCGTGAATAAAGAAGTTGTCAAGAGTTTTAACGGCGGACCCAAACTTAGCTAAGTCAACGCGCGAAAAGACCTCAGGAGCGATAATACCGCCCGTAAAAGCAATCTGAGGAATATCACGAGGCATAAGCTACTGACCTTGCAATACCATTGATGCAACACGCATGCGACGTCGCTCCTCATCCGACATAGAACCTAGTGCACCGCCTGTACTAGAATCATTTCGCAACTTTTGCAAGACGCGAGCTTCACCGTCTGATAACGTCCCTTTCCGCGCTTTGATAGTCAACTGCTCTAACATTTCAGCTTCCTTATCAGACAACGCCCCTAGTGCGCCTTCAGTTGCTGATTGCCGACGCATCTCCTCAATAATCGTTGTATCTTGTAGTTGTGCAGCTTCGTTATCAGATACTGATCCTAGTGCGCCGCCTGTTGTGCCTTGTAGTAGTGCAGCTTCTTTATCAGATAATGATCCTAGTGCGCCGCCTGTTGACGAACTACCCTCAAACTCAGTAGGAAACAACCTTCTGAGTCTCTTCTCTTCTTTAGATATTTTAGGCATTATGTACGTCCTCCTATTCTAGCACGCTCCCATGGTGAGTCGAGAGCAGGATCGGCTTCACCTTCACCTGAATCAACTGCTTGAGCCGCAGCAACAGCGTTTCTATACACTGTAATAGCAGCTTCTTGTATCGCCTCACTACCCGTAAGAGCAGGAGCAAGCTCACTGGCTAAGTACCACCCTAACGCTGTAGTAAAGCCGGGGGAGAATAGCGCAGTAGTTGTGACATCAACTGTGAAGATTGCTCTAGCAGTCTCTTGGTCTGTTAGAATGCTCAGACCATCTCCACTGTCTTCTTGCTCGATAACATAGGGAGTAGGCGTGTTCGTCTTAAGTAGACGTTCAATCTCTTGTATCTTAAGGCAATTTGATGGATAGTCATATCGATACCCCCACGTCGAAGGTGACATTGGGTCCGAGCTAATGTCAGTCAATATGATACGACGTGTAGCAAAATTCCAGTTATGATCAGTAAGGACGAACTGCCGAGCAACGTCGTAGTGGATACGACACTGAACTGCCGTATGACCGTCATCTGTATCAAGATTAGAAATCGTCGTCTTAGTCTGCTTGCAATGAGCAAGTGCTAAATTACAGATCTGCGCTTCACTAACGGCCATGTCAATTCCTCAAAAATGCGAGAGGGGCGAGAGCTCAGGGAGGTAAACCCTCGCCCCTCTCTAGACTTAAGCCTTCTTCTTGAGCTCGGATTCCTTAGCGGCTGGCTTCTTCGTAAGAGCCTTGCTACCTTCCCAAGCCTCATTCTTATTAAGAACGGATTTGTTATCACCTTTGGGCTCGCCATCACCCTTGCGCGCATGCTTAGATTTGGCTGGCTTTTCAACGATTTCCGCACCCAGCGGGAGTGAATTCACCATGTCATCAGGCACTTCATGAGGATTATTCCGTTCTCGGAATCTTCCACCACTATGAAAGAAATCCCTCTTGAAATTCACCTTCATGTTGCTACTCCTTAAACAGCCGCACTAAATGGATCAGCTTCAGTTCCAGTAGAGCAGAGGAATCCACTGATCATAAAGATGCCAGAGGCGACATCTGTAAAGACAAAGTGTGAGCCCTTGACTCCACCAGTAGTGCTGCCACTCATGGTGATTGTATCATCAGCCGCATTACAAATGATAGTCACGCCTGAAATATTAGTCGAAATGCTACAGCCTCCTAAGAATGAGGTTGCGGAAGAAGGAGCCACGATGGTAGCAGCCCCAGCACCGACAGTCGTCCCATAGAAAACGGTATAGACATTTCCTGTGCCAGTTGCTTCGGGTAGTGTAATTGCAAATCCAGTTGCATGATTTGCTGTGACAATACGACCAGCATGCTTCTCAGCAGTCAGAGTTAAGGCGACTGTCGTGTTGACAACACCTTCTGATCCACCATGGCGCAAGCCTTTGTACAGAATTAAACCGCTATCAGCCAACTCCATTAGCTTATTGCCAACTTGGTCAGTCCAAGTAGTTTTCACCTTGTCGTCATTGTCTGTGAGAGTGACTGTTGCAGTCCCCCCACCGTCGGTTGTCAAGATCAAACGAATGCGCTCGTTGAAATTGGCCGAGGTGTAGGAATAAGCCTCAGTAGCGTTTTCAGTATTGAACGTCTGGATAAGTTCAAATCCGCCAGAGCCAACAGATCCCATCTCACGTTCAAGATCGATCGTCTGATCATAAGTGCCGGAAATAGCCACATCTATGGTCGTTCCTTTGTTCGGAACATCCAAGACCAGGGTATTGCCTGCAGCAGTAAACGATGCCATAGTATTTTCTCCTCTTCAATGGCATTGGTGGGAGGATAGGCCTGACTATCCTCCCGAACCAGTGCTCCTAGTTAGTGGCGTCAGCGAAAGCCTTGTTGGTCGAGGAGTTCGACGGATCCAACGTCAAGAAGGCATTAACCGTGCCTGCTGTCGTGGTGGTCGACGCCGTGACCGCTAAGATTCCAAGATACCGCTCATACGGAACTCCTTCACCCGGAAGGGCAATGGAGAGGATCTGAGCACCGACTTTGAGCTGAGCAGCGTTTGCATCAGTTCCATCAGTGACCAGAGCATCCGTCTGAGCATGCACAGTGTCGGTACCATCAGCTGCCAACGTAGCGGCAGAGTTTGACGCGACTTGAAACGTGAGAGTTCCTGCGGAACCGCCAGTGATAATTTCCGTCCCACCTGTACGAATAACCAGGTAAATCGGCTGACCACCGCCAATGTTCCGAACAACTTCCATGTCGATGATGTCGCCAATTTGGGCTGTACCAGCGCTAGCTGCTACGGACACATTGTCAGCGAACTCAGTTCTTTCATCCAAGATCATTTCATGTTACTCCTTCGATCCTAGGGTTAGCTAACCGTGGCTTCGTCGGCCGACAGGGAATCGCACCTGCGGAGAGGAATGCCCGAGAAGTGGGTGATCATCTTACCACCCACATTATCGATGGTTAATGTGGAGCCAGACGTAGCATTAGTGGCCTGGCGGCGAACGAACGACATCGTGTTCCGAGACATATAGAATGCCGACCGGCCCAATGAGAGGTTCGGGATCTGAGTCATGGCCTGGAACATCAAATCCGGCAGATCAGCACCGGAAGCTGCATCCTTCAGCAATGCCGACTTATCGATGTTAGCAATTCGGACCACATACCGCCAGTCGCGGACCGTAAGGCCAGCATCCCAACGATAGTGAGTCCGATACGCCTGCATGCGACCGGAATTGGAGCCGTCAGAAGCATCTTCAATGGTGACCTCACCCATATCGGAGCGTTGCAAGCCAGCAACGCTACCTTTCGGTATGATACCAAAACAGGTCTGCGGAGACCAGACAATGAGCCAGATTGACGCATTGTCCGAACCACTGCCGCCGCCAGTGATGATGTTTTCGCCATTAGCAGCAGTCGTGCTGTTGAAGCGCGGAGCAAAGCCAGTAAAGGCTTCGGGCTCAGAGTCTTCATTTCCGTAGAACAGCGTATCGACGACTTCCTGGTTAAGCCCTTCAAGGTGGGCTCGTTCTTCAACCATGCGGAAAGCTGCAGTGTTGCCCGCCAAGTCGGCGAGTGCTTTATCCACCTCAGCATACGCTTCGAGCATGCCTGTGGTGTCATCGACCTGGACCTGAGTGCCCTTGTCTGGCTGAACGCCGCCATACATTTTACGCCAAGTTGGCGTGGGCAGACCAGATCGTATCGACGTTCTGTTGCCTGTCGTCAGGTTGCCCTGAACCCAGGTCATATCGTCGAGAACCTCATTCGTTTCGGCGAGGATCTCTACGATGTCTGCGATCCCACCGT